GCTCATAAACCCTCCAGTCTACTTGATAATACTTGCCACGCCTTCGCAGCAGTTTGTGGAACTACACCATTACCTAAAAGTCTAATTCTGTCAACCCTATCGGCACACCCATCAACTGTTCCACCCAATTCGGGTTTAGTTTTCCAAACTGTTCTTGGTTCTTCCCATTCGTACTGGAAACTTCCTGCCCCGGCTGGCCAGGCCTGTCTTTTTTCATCGGCTCTCGATCCACTTCCTTGCCATGTACTTGTGGATGATTCGCTAACCCCAGTTGGCCGTAGTTCGGTCTGTTGCTGACCTTCTGAGCTTGCGCTACATCGGGTGTCGGCCACATCATTACCGCTCCAGTCAGCTTCCCTTTCTTGGCTAGTTTTTCGTAGTTTGTGTTGTTGCCCGAATCCTTGTACTCGCTGGCTCTCGGTGTCGGCCACAACAGAACCTCTGTCTCCAACCTCCTTTTCGGGTTGCCCTGCTCCAGCTCTTTCTGACTTGCTCCATTTGCCGAGCTGACCCTTACAGTCGGCCATGATATAGACTCGCTTTCTTTGATGTGGAGCGCCGACTTCACGCGCTGAGAATACTCCCCACGTTGCTCCGTAACCATCTTCTTCCAAGTCGCTGATGACGCTGGAGAGTCCCATCGAGATGTGTCCTTCGACATTTTCGAGGAAGACTCTAGCAGGCTGTATTGTGTAGATATGCTCTCGGATGTAGGGCCAGAGGTGTCTTGGGTCTTTTTCTCCAAGTCTTTTACCCGCCGCTGAGAACGGCTGACACGGATACCCGCCAGTGATAATGTCAACTGCATCTCGAAATAACTCTGATGGGAAGGTTTTAAGGTCCGTGTAAATAGGTGCGGGATCCAGCTGACCCGATTCCATCTTTGAGACCAAGTTCGCAATGGCGAAGGCTTCGATCTCCACATAAGCGATGACTCGATGTCGGATTCCAGCAAGGTCAAGTCCTCTCTCGATTCCAGCGTAGCCCGAACAAAAGCTGATGACGGTTGGTAGTTCTTCGGTAGTATCCACATTGTTCCCTCCAAGGATTGTTAGTGGTTAGCTTTATATTCTGCTTCAGCGATGTCTTTCTTCTGCTGGATTAAGAAAACATACAAGTCTCTAATCTCAGCTTCTAGTGCAGCCTGGCGGTCAGATTCTTGCTGGTAGACCTCAAGACTTTGGCAGTACTCTTCTTCCAGCTCTTGTGCGTCAACATAGCCAATAAAGAATACCGCTAACAGAAATGATACTATATAAAAGAAATATTCGTTTTTCATTACTCTCTCCAAAGATAAATTAAAATTAATAATACAGTTAAGATTGCCACAAAGTTCCCGCCAAATAAAAATAAATCACTCATCGTCACATACTGGGCAATAGGTTTCGTTAGTTTCTCCAGCTCCATAGCAAGTAGAGCAAGTGGTTCCTTCATGGTAACCTTCTCCTGAGCCGCCGCAATCATCGCAGTGCATAAACTCTAGTTGTGAATTACACTCTTCACACTTTCCAATAAATCGTCTTCTCATAATTCCCTCCAGAATTTGCTTGACTCAGGAAGAAGCCTAGACTACATTTGAAGCCTAGTCAACAAGAGAGAGGAAAAAAAATGGAACAATATCTTGAAATAGTAGGCTACTTCGGTACTCCGAACAAAGTAGCGGAACACTTCGGCATCAAAGTTCAGTCTGTGTATTCTTGGAAAGAAGGCATACCTGAGCAAAGATTACGAGAATTTAATCTAATAAAAAAAATGCGAGGTGAAGAATGTCAGCAGACAAATTGATAAGCAAGCTGAGCTTCGTCAAGGAAGTTAAGCCTCGTAGGGATCACAAGCGATCCTGGATAGCACAATGCCCGGCGCACAAGGATAACAGTCCAAGTCTTTATGTTGACGAGGGTGCATCTGGCAATGTCTTGATTAAGTGCTGGTCAGGCTGTGGTGCAACTGAAGTCATTGACGCTGTAGGTGTTCATATTGCTGAGTTGTTCCCTGATGACGATTACCACCCAATATCTAAAAGATTTAGGAGCGATGCAAACTACCATGAGCTGCACTTGGAAATCTCTCAAGCTAGTAGGGAGAAAGGCGAGAAGCAGAGTAAGGCTGACAAAGAGTCTGAGTTGGCATCTTATCTGGCTCTCAGAGGCTCTCAGTGAGCGCTAGGGCGACATTCTGGGCTTGGGAGGTAGATATACCTTCATCGGAGAAGCTTGTCCTGCTTTGCTTGTCAGATTGCCACAATGCAGATACAGGTCAGTGCAATCCCAGTGTGAATTATATTTGCAGGAAAACTTCACTCGCTAGGGCAACGGTACTCAAATCGCTAAAGGGGTTAAATGACTTAGGATTGATCAGTCGCAAGAAAGTCACAGGCTCTTCTAACTGGTACACGATACATATGGGTAGTACTAATATTGATACTGGGGTAGTAGCAAATTTAGTACCACAACCAGTACTAGATTTAGTACCTAAACCTATAAATAAACCTAAAAAGAACCTACGCTGGGAAAAAGGTGATATGGAAACAGTTGAATCCATATTCAATTTACTCCTAGCGTTAAACCCAAAGCACCGCAAACCAAGCATGGATTTATGGGCCAATGAAGTGAGATTGATGCGTGAAAACGATGGTCATTCCCATAGCGAGATCATGGATTTATTCAGGTTTGCTAATAGCGATAATTTTTGGAAGTCAAACATCCTCAGCCCAAAGAAGCTGCGGGAAAAGTGGGATGTGCTAACAATTAAGAAAGGTGATACTAAACAAGCACCTACTGAAGTTTGGATATAGGTAAGAAAACTATTTTGCAATTAAATTACCAGTAAGAGAACTATTTTGCAATTAAATTACCGGTAAGAAAACTGTTTTTAGTTAAATTACCGATTGAATATTCAATAAAATTTTAGAAAATTCAACAAAAATGGAGAGAGATATGAAATTAACAAAAAATCAAAAAGAAATAATTAACGAAAGGCTTGATATATGTGATGAGATGGCTTTTGTGGCAATGGATGATCTACGTAGGTGGGAAGACTGGTTTGACTGCTGCAAGCTCATAAGAAAAAGAGCTAAACACTTGATTGAAAGGTTGATTACAAATGCAGATTTAGATGATATTGAGCTTTGCATGGTAAAAGATATTTATTATTACGCTAGTCCAATTAGAGACAAAAAAGGATCAGAATTATCCCATAGATACTTACAAGTAAAGTTGGAACAGTTTTTAAAGGATAAAGGTATTAATTTTGTCCGCCCATCAGAGGCTCCAGATTATGATCAATTTGAAATACCGTTTAAATTGATAGATGGAGGAAGATAATGAATAAGATTGATTTAACGGATAAAGAGCTTTTAGGCTTTATTGGCAAGCAGGAATCGCAGGAGATAGGAAGCTTTGACTCCTATAGCGATAGGTTAGTGCATCAGATGAGCCATGGCACTGGGTTGATCGGCGATAAGCTACCTTGGTCTAAGACTCACAACGCAGTGAGATTGGGCGAAGGTCAGATGAGTATCTGGTCAGGTATCAATGGTCACGGTAAGACTTTGCTACTGAGTAATGTTTGCACTTACTTGATGGCCAGAGGTCGCAGAGTGTTGGTTGCGTCAATGGAGATGAAGCCAGAGGAGACCTTGCAGTGGATGTGTTCGCAAGCAGCAGGTTGCGCTCCATCAAAGGAGTTTGCGCTAGGCTGGTTGGATAGGATGAAAGATGTAGGTCACATTTANGACTGTCTTGATAANGTNCCGCAGGAAAGAATCTTGGGGCTTGTACACTACGCAGGACAAGAGTTAGATATTGACCACCTAGTGATTGATNNNCTGACAATGTGCGGCGTTGGTCGGGAAGACTACAGCCAACAAGCAGAGTTTGTTAATGAGTTAAGGGCCGCNGCCAAGATGCACAAGCTGCACATTCATCTAGTGTGTCATATGCGTAAAGGTTCCGATGAGAACGAGCAGGTTGGAAAGTTTAGTATTCGAGGTGCAGGTGAGATAGCGGACTTAGCGGACAAGGTGTTTGTCGTTTTTAGGAACAAATTAAGAGAGCAACATTTAGCGTACAAGGAGAACGGAATACCGTTTGATGAGAAGTTTCTAACCCAGCCTGATGTATGGTTAAAGTTAGTAAAAAACCGTCAAGACGGCACAGAGTTGAATTTTGGTCTATACTTCCACAAAGACTCTATGCAGTTTACTTCAATAGAAGGCAGACCAATGCCGCTAGAGGGTAATACCGATGATATGTAAAGAGAGAGTTTATAAAACAGTACAAAGCGATCCTGGTTTGATTTGTAAAGAGTACGCACAAATGTTAAACGCAAGGCCCGGTGATGTACGAGAGGCTTTAAAAAGCTTGCATTATTTTGGAAGGATATATTCTGGCCTTAACAGGGATAATAATAATTATAAGTGGTATGTTCAGGGTCAAGGTCCAAATTCAATCGCCGGTAAGCTGGTAAGACAACGATGGAACGGTAATATAGTCTTGTGACAACAGGTAGTCGAGCAGGTAAGACAAAGAATTTAGAGTGGCGTGAAAACTTTATAAAAATCCACAGCGTCATTAAGAGACTGTCCCCGCTGTTTGGCTATGATCAAGAATCAGAGTATTGGGCCTTTCCAGAAAAGAAACTTATGCTTTCAGTCATCGAGTTAGCCTTGATCGATAAGTATAACTGGAACCAAGTAATGTCTCGGCAGCCAAGCCAAGAAGAAAGAGTCTTAATCAATAACGCTAGATCGTATCTCGAAGGTGAGCTATGGCACGCAGAAGTGTGTGGTGTTGATTCTGAATATGTGAAAAGAGTAATCCGGGAGGAGGGTTTATGAATGTTTACAAGAAACGACAAGTACTACAGATGTACGTTAATACTGGTGCTGATCCTTATGACATCGCTGATCAGCTTAACATCAAGCGAAAAGACGTTTTTCGGCTACTTCAACAGACGACCAGCTTACCGCCCAATAATGACGAGTTAGCGTGCAATAATTGTACGCCGGGCTTCTTAGATTATCTCAGAGGTCGTGGTCATGGAGTTTAAAATTGATCACAAAGACCAAATTCTTGCCAAAATGGTCAATTCTGTGTGGCCAGAGTCTAAAGATGGCTGGATCGTTACGGTAGTACCCGTAAATGGGGCAAAAAGGCCGAAAACTGACGCTCAGCGGAACGCTTTCCATGTATGGCTAGGATTACTAGCCGAAGAATTAAATGCCTCTGGGTGCGATCAAAGGGCCGTTTTTGAGCAAATTCGTGATGGTGTTGATATTCCTTGGACTAAACTTACCGTTAAAGATAATCTCTGGAAGCCGATACAAGAAGCAGTCGTACAAAAGGCTTTCACTGAGGACTTAAAAATCAACGAACACGATGAAATTTACAGTGTGCTGCACCGTTGGCTAGTGAGTAAGGGGTTTCCTTGTCCGCCTTGGCCTAATAAGTGGGACAAATCATGACTTACGATGATATACAGACCGCTTTGAGTGAGTTATCTGACACTTTATCGCTGTTATTGGTCGCTGGAGACAAGATTTCCAACAAAGACGAGGTAATGATGTCGTTAATTAGCGATGTCATGCTTTTAAAAGCTAAATTACCAGGCGAAGATGCCGTTTTAAAACTACACTGAGGTATTTATGAGCAATATTGTCCATATTGGTGACGTTATTGACTTGGAAAAGCTTACGCCTTATCAATCAATCCTGATTGAGGCGGTAAAAGAGTGTCAAGAACGAGGTTATGACCCGCAGCAGTTTGTTTTGTTGGGCCTTGATCACTCGCATATCGGCGGTGTAACGATGCTGTATAGCTTTGATAATCAAGACGAAGAAAGCCTAATACTGGCAAAAGGGTACTTGAGCGTTTTACAATCACAAGCAAATAGACAACTGGAGAATCCAGATGATTGATGAAAGTTTACTAGAGTTTTGCGAGACAGAAAGGCAAAAAGAAATACTTTTAGCAAGAATTAACAGCAGTAGCAACAAGGAAGCGGCGGCTAAGTTAGGCATTGGCGTAAGAAACCTACAATTTGCGCTCTCTAGGATAAGAAAGAACGCCGCTAAGCAGGGTTACTCACCAGATCATGATATGCACCACACAGTGCCTGATGGTTTTGTCGCTAAAGGCGTAAGTACGCTTTACGATGACGAAGGCAATGTTAAAGTCCAATGGGTTAAATCTAACCTACAGCAACAAGACCAGTTAGAGCAGATTAAAAATGCCCTCGATGAATTCTTAGAACATCAAAAGAACAAATCCCCCTTCATTGCTAAGCCTAAAAAGAAAGTTAAAGGTAACGAATTGGCAGTCGTCAATATTGGCGATGCTCATTTTGGTATGTACGCTCATGAAGATATTAGCGGCGAGAACTACAATTTAGAGATAGCAACAAAGAGACATAAAGACGTTTTTATGCGTTTAATGAATAATGCACCAGAGTGCGAGACAATCATCATTAATCAATTAGGTGATTTCTTTCACAGTGATAACTACGAATCAGCCACTACAAAAGGCACTAGGGTTGATACTGACGGAAGGTTGGAGCAGGTTTTCCTTGTTGGGCTGGAAGTATTGAGTTTTATAACCGAGGAAGCGCTAAAAAGGTACAAAAACGTCATTGTAAGGCACGTTAAGGGAAATCATGACTCAGTGCTTAGCATGGCGATAAAAGCGCACCAGGAGGCGTATTGGCGCAATAACAAGCGAGTGACTATTGAGATGACGCCTTCGCCTACTTGGGTCTATCAGCATGGCAATACAGCCTTTTTAGTGTCTCATGGTCACGCGCCCAAACCCAATAAACTGGCTGAATACTTTGCTGCCAAATATCCTGAGATTTGGGGTAGTACTAAGCACCGTTATTGTTATCATGGTCACATTCACTCAAAGAACGCGACTATAGAGACTTACGGCGGTTGTATTACTGAGAGCTTCGCCGGGCTTCCTAGTGCCGATACATGGCATAATGAGACTGGCTATGTTAGTGGGCAGTCAATGTGCTTGATCGTGCTTGATAAAGAGAAGGGCGAAGTAAGGCGATCCACTGAACGGCTTTAATCGACATCATCAAAGATACAATCAATTAAATGATCATATAGAACCTGCTTTACTATTTCTTGATTAGACGCCGTTAATGCGTTTTCAAGTACTTCAATTTGCCCCTCACTGATAGTCAATGCCAATTGATCGAGCATTGATCG